GAAGACGATCCAGCTTTTTTGAGGGGACTGATGGGCCTTCACATTGAGGCCGGAGATCAAAGCGGGAAGCAAGGAACCGACTTCTCGTACCTCATTGGCGGTAGACTTCCATAGCTGCGAATTGATCGTAAAGTACTGACGATCAGTTGGCGACTTAGGAGGTTCTGGAACACCACCAGATATTGGCACGCACTCTGCCCAGCGTTCACCAATAGTAATTCCACCCAAAGTTGGGCCCCATGTCACTACATCATCTCCATTAATTCCCGCGTCGCGGAAATTAGAAACTGCGACCTTAAAGTCGCGGTCGGAGAATGAAAGGTAGTGATCCAAAAGACCATGGGTTTCAAGTACTATGGCAAACCCGATCAAGCAGAGCACTGGGAAAGAGAAATCGCTCCCCATCAATTGACCGCGCATCTGGGAACACACGAACTCGTATTCACCAGACAGAGAAGGTTGATAGAAATCGGCAGAAATTACGCACATCCGCATCTCTTCGAGAGCGGTCGCGCGGTCAATCGAACCGAAGTCAAAACGATCTACCAACCTCACCAGCACGGCATCCATGAACCGACCAGAAAAAAGGTCGGTCGCTGCTTTAAGATCCCCAGACGAAAAAGTCCAATCGTCCGGCAAACCAAACGGCACACAGTCCTCAACCCACTCATGGACAGATCGACCAGCCACCATCCACTTGAAGTTTCGAATTCGATTGAACATGAATGAATTCAGAAACGAATAGCGGCTCTGGGTGATCGATCCAACAGAGATGGTACGGAGTTTCCCTCCGGAGAAAATGGTATCAGCACGGGTCATATTCTTGAAACCCCGGTCAGCGTCTGCTAACCATAGTGCGGCCCTTTTTCCTCCCTTTGACAGAGGAACTTCCAAACATGCCTTTCCAGAATTTGGGGCGCTTGGAACAAAGCTACCCGCCGGAACGAAAAAAAGTTCGGCTATTCTGTCAACGAGGCGTACCATCTTGTCTTGACGGAGTTGAGATGTGTAGAGGAGAGTAGGAGGAGGATTCCCCACCCGATCGAAGAAAGCATCGGTGGCCTCAATTGACTTTCGCGGATCGATCACGACGAAGGCCTTCCTTCCCAAGTAGAGGGAAAAGGCCCGAGCGTCATCATGGGCATTTTTAACGTTCAAAGGAAAACATGAACGACCCATGGGATCAGAATAAGTGAAAGTCCCCTTCCCTTCAACCCCGATAGAACCGATCATTTCGCGAAGACAACTGTCTGAGATACTCTTATCAAATCTCAGAGGTCCGCTGTCTGCTTTAGCTCCTATAGCGTAAGCAAATAGTCCGAACACGTCATCCGTGGCATCTTGAAGGTCTAGTAATAGACCGTCAATTTTTCGATCGAGTTCTTCATCACGATCCCACCTATCCCAATCGCCAAAAGCACTTCCAAGTTCATCGCGAAAGCGTTGCATGATCTGGCAAGCTTTTTTGAAGGGAGACACAACCAACGGGTTATGCCTCCTTAACTTCTTGATAGAACGGAGGAGTCTCTTATTGACATAGGACACTTCACGTTCAGGATATGCTCTTCTTTCAACACGACTCAACATGTCGGTAAAGAAGGACGAAGGATGGGGATAGGAAACGTGAGATCTTACCACTGAAGCCTCATGAGAAGAGGAGGCTAGTGATACTAGATCAGAAGGAGGGAGGTAGTCAGCAACCGAGAGGTAAATCTCGGGGGGGAAAAAGCGGGGGGAGTGGCGGTGGGTCGGCAGTGACTCAAAAGAGAGTCCTACCTCCATTTGTATCCGTGTTTCGTTTGAGACTTCAAGTCCAACGGAACTCTTTCCACACGGATCCACTTGCTTGCAATCTGACAAATCAGGTTGTAGAGGCTCTTTTGACTTATTACCACTGGTCAAACCAACGGTGGGCTGGGTCACTTCTCGCCTAAAGAATCGGCGAGGATGAGGGGGGGAAGGTTTGGGTTTAGCTACGATGACCAAACCCGGGGCCAAATTCCTTATAAGTTCCATGCCGTGGCACCATGCAAGACGACGCAAGGTGCGCATAGAACAGGAGGCTCTATCACGTAGATTACCATCCGAACCTGCCGATGATAAAATGCTCTTTATAGTCCGAGCGAGCGACATATTGAGAGTAACCTTGGTGGCCTGTTACCTGGCCAAGGCACTATGAAAGTCCAAGTCTTTCCCTGGTGTCATCGATCTTTTTGCAACAGTCTACCCATTTCCCACGGAAAAGGGGGACAAGGACTGCAACAAGGTTTCACGAAGTCCTAAATAGGACCACCGAGGTGGTTTACTCCGGATGAGCGAAGCTGCACTTCTGACAGCCATCCCGTAAGGGAGTCTCAAACGGTTAAGCCGACCAACACTCTGCACCGAATGCGGTCAACAGGGTAACCAATCCTGCCGGGAGTCTTCAATTCCCGAGCCCCGCAAGTAAGGGGAGTCTCCTAAACGCCCAGAACCCTATTCCTCACCGCAATGGTGTTTTTCAGTATTCTGAACGCGTCAGTTGACCCCTAACTTTGCGATCCGATCGCCTATAATCCATTAACATCCATCGGCCGCGGCGAGTCAAACTCGCTGTACCTTTCTAGATGGAGGGTTATTCAAAGTCCCACAGAGTAACCGGATAAGTAGGCAACCTGCCAGCGGTCCAGCGAACCAGACCTGACCGTAATGTTTTTTTCACTCCAGTAGCCGTAGC